AAAGCAATAGCAGCTCTATCCGAACCACAAAGAAAGAAGATTTTTAAGGATGGTGCATGTTTTATGAATTTGGAAGTAATATATCCAACATCTGTAAACGTAATCCCTTACAATCAACCCCTATTAGTATTTCATGGTACATTTGAATATGATGATGCTGGTACTATTGTAGGTGAGAATCAACAAGCAGCATCTATATTAGGTGGAATGATTAAGCAAGTAAATGCACATGTACAATCTAAGTACACAATACAAGGACCACCAATGACTAAGTTACCTAAATCAGAACAACTAGCCAAATTGCAAGGAAAGTATTTAGGAATGATTTCTAAATTACAATCAGAATTTGGACTATCTGATAATGATGGTGTAGGAGAATATCATCAGGCTTGGTGGACTAAATTTGTAGAAAAGGGCGGAAAGAAATTGGATGCACAAGAAAAAATAGGATTAGTAAAGAGATGGGCATTCGGTGATAAAGCATTCAGAATAGCAACAATACAAGATGAAAAATTAAGAGCTTGGGCTGAGCAAATAGATAAACAAGACCAACAAAAGATATCAAAACAAAACCTAATGAGATTTGAGGAGATATTCTTAGGGGTTGGGGCAGATGTATTATCATTTATGGAATCGGTACTTACTGCAAATCCTGATTCTGCCAAAAGACAAATGGTAGCTCGTTTACAATCAACAATAGCTCAAGTAAAAGCAAGTGGTGACCCTAAGAAAGTTGAAAAACTTAAATTAGAGTTACAAAGATTAAACGCTTTGGGTGGATTTGATAAGATTGTACCAAATGAAGGTATTGTATTTGTATATAATGGCAACACCTATAAACTAACAGGTGCATTCGCACCACTAAATCAAATTTTAGGTATTTTCTTCGATAGTTAATCGTTTTCTTAATTTTGATATACTTATATATACAAATATATTGTATATAATATGGCAAAGGAATTTAATAAAAAGTTTATGCATCCAACTCGTAGAAAGTTGGTAGATATGGTATTAACGGGTGGTGAATACCAAAAAGAAGCATTTGTATCATTTGCTGGGGCTGATAAGGAAGTAATAAAGCGTAAGGTTGGTGAGAGGTGGACTGATGAAACTGGAAAGTCTTGGGAGCAGCATGCTGGTGGTAAGATAGAAGTTTCAGATTTGGGTGATATTATGGCCGAAACAAGAGCATATTTATCTAAATTAAATAGTTGTAAAGCGGATGATTGTAAAACAATTAAACCAGGTAGAATTGATAAAAAATTAATATCTAAAACTGGGTATTGTACAAATTGTTTAGCAAAAAAAGAATCTCAAATTAAAATAGATGGGTTGTGGGAAGCATACGAAGATTATAAAATATATAATAATATGATTTCCTATGGTAAAGATATAGTTTCTCAATTCCAACAAGCATATAATGATGCTAAGCAAGAATATGAAGTTGTAAACGAAGATGGTACAATTGAAAAGTGGAGTATGGAAAGAGATGTAACCGAATTAAAAGCAGAAATCTTAGAAGATATAACTCGTTTTGAAGAAGAAATACAACAGGCAATCAAACTAAGAAACGAAGCTTGGGATAAGTTGAAAGATAAAGGGTATGATTTAGTAAAACCTCTTGTTGATTAATATGAGTACTGGAATTACACAAAAAAAATCCCTAAAAGAGATTATTGCAGAAGAATACAAAAAGTGTGCGGTAGACCCAATACACTTTATGAAAAAGTATTGTATGATTCAGCATCCGGTGAGAGGTAAGATACCTTTTCACCTTTTTCCATTTCAAGAGAGTACCTTAACTCAATTTGCTGGTAATCGATTTAACATAGTTCTAAAATCACGTCAAACTGGTATCTCAACCCTTTCAGCTGGATACGCACTTTGGAGAATGTTATTCAATACCGATTTTAACGTATTGGTTATTGCAACTAAGCAAGATGTAGCAAAGAACTTAGTAACAAAGGTAAGAGTAATGCATGAATTACTTCCTTCTTGGTTAAAGGGTGGTTCTTTGGAAGATAATAAACTTTCACTTAAATTACAAAATGGTTCTCAAATTAAGGCTATTGCATCATCTCCTGATGCTGGACGTTCGGAAGCCTTATCACTTCTAATATTTGATGAGGCCGCCTTCATTGGTGATATTGATGAAATTTGGACATCCGCACAATCAACACTTTCAACGGGTGGTAGTTGTATTGCACTTTCTACTCCAAATGGTGTGGGTAATTGGTTTCATAAAACTTGGTTATCTGCAGAAGAAGGTTCTAATCCGTTTAATACAATCAGATTACATTGGACAGTACACCCTGAAAGAGGTGAAGCATGGAGAGAAGAACAAGAAAAACTATTAGGAGCAAAGAAAGCAGCACAGGAATGTGATTGTGACTTCGTATCTTCTGGTGATACTGTTATTGACCCAGAACTATTAATGTTCTATAAAGAATCGTATTGCCAAGACCCATTAGAGAAGACTGGATTCGATGGTAACCTTTGGAGATGGGAATACCCAGCACCAGGTGGTTCTTATATGGTTATTGCCGATGTGGCTAGAGGAGATGGTTCGGATTATTCAGCAGCTCATGTTATGGAAATCAATAGTTGTACTCAAGTAGCCGAATATAAAGGAAAAGTTGATACCAAAGATTTTGGAAACTTCTTAGTTGAATTATCTACACAATACAATGATGCTTTACTTGTTATAGAGAACGCAAATATTGGTTGGGCAGCTATTCAGCAAGTAATAGATAGACAGTACAAAAACTTATTCTATATGAGTAAGGACTTGAAATATGTGGATGTTGAAAACCAAATGAGAAACAAATACCGAGCAGATGAAAGACAAATGGTAGCTGGGTTTTCAACTACTTCTAAGACTAGACCTTTGATTGTTTCTAAATTAGATGAATATTTCAGAGAAAAGGCCGTTACAGTTCGTTCTAATCGTTTGATAGATGAATTGTTTACATTTATATTTATGAATGGTAGAGCTGAAGCTATGAAGGGTTATAACGATGACTTGGTAATGGCATTTTGTATTGGATTGTGGGTTAGAGATACGGCACTTCGTTTAAAGCAAGAAGGTATTGATTTAACAAAGAGAGCAATGGGTGGTATATCATCAAACATGCAACACTCTGGTGTTTATGGTGGTAGTAATATGGATGATAATCCTTGGAAGATGCGAATTGGTGATGGATTTGAAGATTTATCTCAATGGTTATAAAAATAGTAGTGTTTTGGTAAATTACGATATTTATGGTATATGTCAAAATATAAATTAAAGCCAAATGATTAAATTAAAAAATATCCTAAACGAAGATGAGTATGTTGACCAAGCGTATTCAATGGGAGATACACCACAAGACAATCCAATTGATGATTATGATGAATTGGATGTAGAGCAAGAAGATATGGATGATTTCATCAACTATCTTAAAACATATTCGGATGAACTAACTGAAGCAAATTGTCCTTGTGTTTTTGAAGCAGAATATCAAGGTAGAGAAGTAAAATTAGGTAAACCAACACAGGGTGATGTTAAGAAGTTTAAAGTTTATGTTAAAAACCCAAAAACAGGAAAGGTAATTAAAGTAAACTTTGGTGAAAAGGGAGCAAAAATAAAAAAATCAAATCCTGAAAGAAGAAAATCATTCAGAGCAAGACACAATTGTGAAAATCCTGGTCCAAGAACAAAAGCAAGATATTGGTCTTGTAGAAAATGGTAAATAAATTATGGCAGAAGAACAACAATTAGATGACAGAAGTTTCTTTGGTAGACTTAAAAAACTATTCTCAACCAATGCAATTGTAACGGTTGATAAGGATGGTAAGAGAAAAGTTGTAGATACCGAAGACCGTCAGATGAATACAAATTTTGTAAATCTTAGAGATAGATATACAAAATTACAAAGGTCTTATTATGAAACTAGTCAGGGTGCACAATCAATGGCATACCACCAAGTTCGTAGAGAACTTTTTAGAGATTATGATGCTATGGATATGGACCCAATCATATCATCTGCATTGGATATATACGCTGATGAAAGTACAACCAAAAACGAATATGGTGATGTACTACAAATCAAATCTACAAACGAAAATGTAAGAGAGTTACTTCATAATTTATTCTATGATATATTAAACATAGAATTTAACTTATGGCCTTGGGTTAGAAACCTTGTAAAATATGGTGATGCTTTTTTAGCATTAGAAATTGCACCTCAAAAAGGTATTGTAAATGTAATGCCACACTCAACTTATAACGTAGAAAGATTAGAAGGTACTGACCCAAATAATCAAAACTATGTAAAATATAAAGTAGAGTTGGACCAATATGGTAAAAAAGAATATGAGCAATATGAGATGGCTCATTTTAGAATGTTATCTGATACCAACTTTTTACCTTATGGTAAATCAATGGTAGAAGGTGCACGAAGAATTTGGAAACAATTATCTCTTATGGAAGATGCGATGTTAATCCATCGTATTATGAGAGCACCTGAAAAAAGAATATTTAAAATTGATATAGGTAATATTCCACCTGTTGAAGTAGATAACTATATGCAAAAGATTATTAACAAAATGAAGAAAACTCCATTTGTTAATAAAGAAACTGGTGATTACAACTTAAAATATAATATACAAAACCTTACCGAAGATTTCTTCCTACCTGTACGTGGTAGTGATAGTGGTACAAATATTGAAAACCTACAAGGTTTAGAATATGCAGCAATCGAAGATATTGAGTATTTACGAAATAAATTATTTGCATCTTTAAGAGTACCAAAGGCTTACCTATCTTATGATGAGAATGTTAATGGTAAAGCTACTCTAGCTGCAGAAGATGTTCGTTTTGCAAGAACTATTGAAAGAATTCAAAGAACAGTTGTTAGTGAATTAACTAAAATAGCAATTGTACACTTAGCAGCTCAGGGTATTGAGGATTCAGAAATGACAAACTTTGAATTAACGCTTACTAACGCTTCTACAATATATGAGCAAGAGAAAGTTAATTTATGGTCTGAAAAGATAAGATTAGCAACAGATGCAAAATCACTTAATATGTTATCATCTGATTGGGCATATCATAATATCTTTGGATTATCGCAAGATGAAGTGGATATCGAAAGAGCAAAAGTAATATTAGACCTTAAAGACCGTTTCAGACACAACTCAATTGAACAGCAAGGACAAGACCCAGCAAATCCACCACAACAACAAAATGTGGAAGAAGAAATCAGTAAATTGAAAACTGAAATTGAATTGAATAGAGGAGTTGGAAGGCCAAGAGAGGGTAATACTTATGGTAAAGATAAACATCCGTATGGTAGAGACCCATTAGGAGATAAAGAAAATCATAAGGAAAGAAAAAGAGAAGATAGACATGTAAACACAAACGCTAAGAAATTAGCAAGAGAATATATAAACGGAATTTCATCTAAAAAGAAGGTTTTAAACGAAAAATCTGATATGTTGGATGAAAAAAACCTATTAGATGACACTAAAATTTAATAAAGAAAAATTTGTTTATATTTATATGTGTTAGTTTATAGGGTAGATTAAATATAGGGTAATTAAATGAAAAAAATTAAACATTCCAAGTTTAAGAACACTGGAGTGTTATTTGAGCTTTTAGTAAGACAAATAACATTAGAAGTTCTTAATGGCGATAAGAAAGAAACCGCTAAAAACATTGTAAGAGAGTTCTTTGCTCCAAATACGGAGTTGAACAAAGAATTACGTCTTTATGATATACTATTAAAAGAGAAGTATAGCTCCGAAACTAAAGCGGATAGATTGGTGGAAACTGTATGTGATGCACATGCTAAATTAAA